TATTTGATGTTATTGTCCAATAAGGTTGTTTATAAGGTCTGTAAGTCCAGTCGGGGTGTCTCGCTGTTTTATTAACTGCGTCCAAAAGTAAACTTGTTTCTTCTTTTGTTATATGATCCTCTTTATATAATTCTAAAATTAAATCTCTTGCTGTTTTCATTGTGATAAATATAATATTATATAAGCTATTGCTACGTTTAAATTTACTGCTACTAAGTTCCATTGTTTAGCCACAAAAACCTGTGGTATTGATATTATACCTGCTATTATGTATGTTATAATACCAGTTGTGTCAGGTAATAAATGGGGAGACGTCATCATAAACGCCGTCCCCATATATCCTAATCTACTAGAAAGTCTTTCAATTGGCGTTAGCCTCTTCTGTCTGACTAGATTCTTTAGCCATTTTCTTTTTAAGGTCTTCGATTGCCTGCTCATAATCGTCCATTTGTTTAATTGTTTCTAGTGTTCCTACAGCTAAATCTTTTAAATAAGCTGTTTCATCTAACAGTTGCTGTACAACACCTATTAAAGCTTGTACTTTTTTCTCTAGCAAATCTGTTCTACTTTGTTTTTGTCCTTTCATTATTGTAATCTATTATAAATCCTATAAGTACTATTATATTCATAGTTAAACTAGCTAGTATTTCATATGCATCTTTAAAATTATGTATTGATAAATGCACGTGCCCTACAGCCCAAAAAGGTATAGCTAAATTTTGGCTAATCCATATGATAGTATATTTTATAAAGTTTTTCATTTAATTAAATCGTGTTCTATATCTTTCATCGATAAACCTAAGTTACCAAATATCTTCGAAGTCCTCGCCTTCACCAGCTTTGCTATAGTCTGTCGGCCTAATTGCGAAAAAATCAGTATGAGTGACCCCGCCGGTAAGATGATAGAACCAATCAAGATTACTTGCTGCTTTTTCGTCAAACGCAAAATATCCGCCAAGGTCGATATAACCGAGTTCCACAAGTTTTTCATTTGCTCTCTTTTTTATAAAGTGTTTTAAATCATTTGCTTTAATGCCTTCAATGTCACCCATTTCAAACATCTTGTCTATATAGTTTGTTTCAAGCTTAACCATTGTTTCAGCAGCTTTTATTATATCTTCTCTACATAGATGTTGAAGTTGATTATTTTCTTCACACATATGTCTAAATAATTGACAACCCATTTTACTGTGTAAGCTTTCGTCTCTTACACTCCATTTCATTTGCTGTCCAATACCCTTGAGAAGATTACGAAGCTGGAAACTATAAAGTACAGCAAAAGCTGAATACAAACTAACGCCTTCAGCGAAAGCAGAAAAAACGGCAAGAGATTTACCAATACCGACAGAATTTGTACCGTCATAAGCCACCAAATTATCAAATCTTTCTGCCGTAGCAGGTTCATGCAAAAATGCTTCATAATCTTCAAGTCCTAATGTTTCGTTTAAATAACTATATGCAACAGCATGTACAGTCTCTTGCGAGCCAAACATCATTGCCATTTGTTGTATTTCGTGTTTAGGAAACCAACTAACTACTTTCTGTGTCCAATAATCTGATACCGCGCACTCCGTCTGTGCAAAGCCGAGTAAAATGTTACCGACCAAATTTTTCTCTTTATCATTTAATTTTTCGTTCCAATCTTTGATATCGCTCTGCATTGATATTTCAGTATGTAACCAAAAAGCTTGAGCTTGTTTCAACCAACCTTCTGTATAATATTCTGGATATTCAAAAGGTTTATAGGCTATTCTTTCATCAAATAATCCCATTATTCTGTTGTTGTTTTAATTGCGTTTAAATTAGTTCTCCTCAAGAATTTACCTCTTATAGTAAAGCCAAGTATTCCATCAAACTCTTCTGCACTTTTATACCATTCGTCAAGTTCTTTTTGGTCTATAATCTTTATTTCTTCATCCGAAAGTTCAACTACATACAAATAGCTACTATTGCTAACACCACATAAACGTAAAACTTGGTCAAGTAAATATTTGTCAGCTTTGTCATTTATGGCTTGTCTTTTTTCTGTTGGCACTTCTGCTAAATCATATAATTGGTTTATTATCCCAACACATTCTTTAGCTAACTTTGATCTTTTTAAATCCATTTTATTTTTATTTAATTCGTTCTACGTTTATTTGCACAACGTTATGTACAAGCACTAATATTCTCGGTCTAAAACAACCATTCCTATTTGCGGATGATATTGTATTGCACACTTATATTCTTCTGCAAGTTTGTAGAACTTTTCAAGAAACTCCTTATTCTTTCCTTCGGGTGTATTGTGGTTTAATTCAATTCTTTGTCCTTCTAAACTCGCTCTATTCAAGCCTATCTCAATACCTAGTTTTATACCATTATTCCAAGTCTCACGCATTTCGTGTTTGCTGTATTTAGTTCCGCCAAATAATAGGCTTAAACCGCTTTCTCTTTCTTGAAAAAGGAGCAATGATTTTCCTTTCATTGCTTCCTGAAATATATTTTCAATTCTAATATCCATTATTTATAAACTGTTAAAGCAAAGTCAACAAATGGTAAGTAAAAAACATAAGCTGTTTGCGTTGGTTCCTCGTAAGTTCTAATACCTAGTAATATTCCAGGATAAAGACCTAGTTCTAAACTCCAAGATACATTATTTTTCTGCTCCATATGATTTACTTAATATTAATGGTGATTCGTCTTTATTTCTTTTTATTAAATAAAAACTTTGGTTTTCAGTAACCACTATATTTTTATCTTTAAATGTTTTAGGGTATTTATTCCTAACATATTCTTCTATTTTAGCTACATCTAATCCCATATTGTTCTTGTAATTCTACTAATTCTTTATATTTAACTTTACCTCGTATTTCCCAACTCCATTTAACAAACTTATCAACCTGTCGTTCAGCATACTTTTGTCTTGCTATCCTTTTTGCTTGCCCAGGATCAGCCTTATTGTTTCGTCGCATTCCTTTTGATTTTGTGGTTTATATAATGTTACGTTAGGAAACTGCCTCATTACCAATTGCTTAAATAACTTCCAGCGCATTGGAAATGATTCGTTTGCTCTACCTTTTGTTTCAATTATAAAATCATCGCCAATAAAATCTGGTGTATACTTAATAGGTAATATGCGCTTGCAACCTCTATTTTTGTAATCACCTTTACCATTAGCTTGTCTTTCATATACTTCGTTTTCAAAATGAAAACCATTAAGTAAAACAAATGTTTCTCCTTCGTACTTAGCTTTTATCTTAGCTTTTTTCAAAGCCATATACATATAACGCTCAAGGCCAGAGGCGAAGTTGATGCCGTCGTACGACACCTTCTTCGACTGTACCGGACCTTTTTTACGTCGTCTTTTTTTATAAGGTCTCTTGTTCATTTACTTCTATGTCTTTACCCAAGAATGGAAAACCATGTTTAACTCGTGAATCTTCATCGTAAATATCTAAAGATAAATCTCCATCGTAAGGATCTAAACCTGGATCTTTGTAATAATGCAAACCATCATTACCGTTTTGACCAATGATATTATTTCTATTAATCATAGCTTGTTCAACCTCATCTGACAAGCATCGCTTAGCAGCTTCAATATATAACAATGCATCCATCAGTTCTTCTTGTACGTCAATTAAGAAACGATTAAGATCTTTTTCTTGACCTTCTATTTCTTGCATCATTGTAGCTCCATACTTTTGTTGACCAATCAAGCTACGTTCGTCCATTTTCTTTAGTACTGTTAATACTATTTCATCTTTAGTTTTTATCTTCATAACGTCTCTTTTACAAATGTTCCACCTTGCATTGATCCTTTACGATCTTTAATTTCATTGTAAGCTGATTCAATACAATATTCTACAGTTACTCCTCTTTGATGTGCTAAGTTTGTTAATACAACAATCATATCTCCTATAGCGTCTATAACCTCTGGTTGATCATCTTTCAATAAAGCTTTAGCTAACTCTCCAGCTTCTTCTTGCAGCTTTATATATTGAGTCATAGGATTACCTTTATCATATAACCCTCTATCTTCAGCCCATTTTCTAATTAAAGGAAAGTAATTAGTTAAACTAGTTTGTTTAGGTGGATTATGCTTTGGATTAAAAAAGGCTTCATAAAAAGCCTTGTTATAGATGTAACTTCGATTTTCATTATACATCGAGGTAGAAGCGTTTGCCATTATCCAGTTTATAAACTCAGTTTTAATTTCAAACTTATAACCTTGTGGTGTTATCCATTTAAGTCCTAAGTTATCCATTAAATGACCTTTTAGTTTATTTAAAGGTACTGGAAACGTTGATGTTTGTTCTGTTGGGTTTATCTTCATATTTGATTTAAATAAATTTTTATATAATGTTCTGTCTTTCTTGTAGCCATAAGACTGTTGAAGTTCTATTTCCTTGTTTGATATAAAATTAATATCATCGCTAGTAAGTAGAACTTCGTATTCATCTGCGGTATAACCTTGTTGCCGCGTAACCCTGTTATTAAGATCACGTGTAACACCGATCTTTTTACCAGGTATGTGGTATAAATAGTACATAAATGTTTTTTAAGTTATTTTATCATTATACAGATGTAAGTTATGTGCATGATGATAATATGTACCAACTTCAATAGCTAATCTGTCTGCAATCATTTTTTGCAATGATGAGAATTGATACTGATCATTACAGAAACCGTACCAGAGATCATTAGAACGCATATAAACAGACATATTAAGCTTGTCGTTTAGTATTGTAAACTGAACCGCATATGTACAAGGTGTATCTTTCTTGTATTTGTTATATTCTTTAGCATCATATATACTTATAGCCGCATGTCTAGTGTTTTTATTAGACTTTAACTTAGCACATACATAATCTATTTGACAGTTTCTTTTCCATTGATAACCGTAGTTTGAATTAACGTTACCATCACTGTCAGCCATTCGTTGCCATATTGGTGGCACTTTACCGTATATTTCACCTAGCTTTTTAACACTAGGATCACCAGATAAATACCATTGCCATTCAGCTTCAGCGTATTCTAAATTCCATTTCCTGTTTTTGTTTGTGATGTGATTATCAAGAGGGTTTAATAATGTAAAACCTACATTGAATAAAGCTCTTGTGTCATCAAACTCAACGCCGTCCCAAATTATTTTTGGAAACAACCAGTTGTAAGCATCACTTGCATTTTGGAATTCTGCGTTATTTATATTTGTCATAATAATATTTATAGTATTCGTAAATCTTTTTCCATATATCAACCTTGGTATAGCTATTAGGATCTTCGTTAGTCTTATCTTTATTAGTTATAACTATAGACCATCTAGCTTCTGTTAATGCTTTTGGAGCAATGTATATATTGTTAGTTATACACCATCGATAAGCTTTAAACTCTGACTCATCAGGCATATAATTACCCATATTTACTTTACCTTTTTTAGCCATTATTCCCAGGGCATTTTTTCAGTACCAATATCTATAGGTTCGTGTGGTATAAAACAACCGGACTTTGGTTCCCACTTAAAATGAGCTTCTTCACCGTTTTGACCAAGGTTTTGAAACTTAACTTTAAGTACTTTAGCTTTAACTGTTCTAGCTTCATAATCTCTGTGAACTAATATACCGTGGTAACTAGCATCATACCATTCACCACCACCTTTGATATTATACATTGTAGGCTCTTCAATTTTACCATCTTTATCTTTATACATTTTAGTTGGATGCGCTACTATAAATACTAGCACATCGAACTTTTTAGCAAAAATTTCTATTTTTTGAAGATACTCCATTGTGTACCTATTAACGTCTTCTGTTTTACAATCAACGTCTCTAACTTTATTAAATGGATCGATAACTAAACACTTAATACCTTTACGTTTAACTAGTTCAGCGCCTTTTTTAAGTACTGACTCTAACGTATAGCGTTCCATATCTATATGAAAAAAGTTTGTATTACAGTGGTCCGCGACCTGGTTCCATTTCTCTCCGTGTATATCCTCTTTGCTTGGCATACCTTGCCAAACCTTACGCATTAGTTTGTGAGCGTGTAAGTAAGTCGGTACATTTTCAGGACTAGCGAACGCCGTTTTCCAACCATAGTTTTGGTTATATCCCACGACCATTTGAATTTGATATCCCGGCTTAAAACCGTTTCTAACAAAGTCTGTAACCTCGTCTTCGATGTCTTTAAACGTCGTAACGTTCTCAAGCGGTACCGGTCTCGCTCCGGTAATACGCTGTACCAATTTTTCTTTTCCATGTGTTGTTAAGTATTCGTTAGCATCTTTACAGTCGTCAAATGTAGCTATATAACATACTTCAGAGCCTAATCGTCTTATAAGCTCTGCTTGTAATGCTTGTCCAGCTTCGTCTGAATCTACAGCTAAAATAACCTTTTCTTTATCTTCGAAATAATCAATACAATTATCAAGATAATCTAAGTTATTAGTATTTAACGTAGCTCCATTTGGAACTGATATAGCATTTGTAACACCAGCTTCGTGTAAAGCTAGCACATCCATTTCTCCTTCAACTATAACACAGTGCTCATAACCTATAGTGCTATCAATATTATAAAATATTTTCTCAGCACCCTTATATAATTTAAAGTTCTTTCTTCCATCTCGGTATTTAATATTAATTAAATCACCGCCCATAAAATAATTGAACTTTATTGCATTCTCGGTTTTACCGGTCTGTGGCATATACTCAGGACCTTCACCGACCCGAAGATCGGTTAAGGTTTTCTGAGATATTCCTCTTGATTTAAACCATTCTACAACTTTACTATCAGGTGGTTTTACTACTTGATTTTTAGGTCTTTCATAGACTTTTTCAGTTTCACCTTTACGTTTGTAAGTGTGTAGCTGGAAAGTTGTATTACAGTTATGACAAGTACCGAGACCCCGTTCCCAATCATAAGACGCACATTTTGCCTTTTGATTTTTGGGTTTTCTTGTATGAGAGCAAAGAGGGCATGTGCCCTGCTTTTTACCCTCCTCAAGCTTATGTTGATTGAACGTGTCAATCTCAAATCCATTGATCTCTGTTGTCTGCATTTAATTTAATTTAATTTAATCTTCAATCAAGGTTATATTACCTTGCTCGTCTTTTTGAATGCTGACGTAATCTTCATCGTCTACCATTTTTTGTAAATTTAAGATATGCCATTCTTCTAAACATTTAGGACATATGTCGCAGTAGTCGTGATCTTCTTGTGACATCTCTTCTGCACACATTTCACAAAACGGCATTAGAAAGGTAAATCATCTTCAACTGCAGATTTAGCTTCGTATGGTGGTGGTGCTGCTTGCTGAGGTTGATCCTGTCTAGGAGCCGCAGCTACATTATCACCGTTAGTCCAAACCACTTGAACATTACCTAAGTAAGTTTTAGCTGCTTTTGTTTCACGTTCTTCTTTTGATTGAGCTACAACAATAGGCCCTTGATTACCAAACTGATCTGGTTCATCGTTAAGCGTTATTGTTATAGGTAGGTATTTACCTTTTTTACCATCAATAATTTTTGATTTATCGATATTGTTTAGATTAATACTTGCTTTAATAATACTTGCCATTACACGTATTGATTTAATTGATTAAACATTCTTTGCAACTGTTCTTTAGTTGCGCCGCTATTCCGCCTCAAGTTATCTACGGCTTTTACATGAGTTTGATTTGCATAAAAATTATTAACGTTAGTTTCTAATCCTGTTACTGTACATACTCGTGTTTGTGGGTTTCTGGTTCTTGCCATTGTTTAAAGGGTTAAATTAATAAAAAATTGTTGAGGATCAAAATCCTCGGACTTAAAAAATAATTTGTATTGTTCTACTGCTCGCTTAACTTTATCAGCTCCACGCTCATAAAACTGAGGTGAACAGTCGAATATACCTATTTGATGTGTGGTTTTGTCTATAGCTATAAAAATAAACTCATAACCAAATAACTTACTATATATGTAAGCTTGAGAGTCGTAATTATATTTAGACGCAGAGTATTTGAATTTGTTAAGGTCAGCTGTTGTCTTTAAATCAATGATTAATTTCTCATCATGATTTACAATATCAGCTTTACCTTTCCACATCTCACCTTCAATCTCTGTAATGCCTGGTTTTTCATATTCTATATTTATACCGCGAATAAGATCTCTACAAACATCATTTGCTAAGACTTTTTCAGTCATAACCTCTATCTTATCAACTTCGCTTTGCAATAAACATAGTTCGCCGCCAGACATCTCTTTGTACGCTTTTGTATTTCTAGTGCTAGCCTCAATTATTTTAAACTTTTTAAGTTTATCAGGCTCGAGTATAGCAGTGTGAAAGTACCCGCCAACCAAAAAAGCTGGTATTTGCTTTGATGGTTGACCAAGCGCTAAAGGATTTGTAAGCAATGTAGAAATGTCGGAATTACTAAGATACTTTTTACCAAAGTCTCCATAGTAGTGTTCGTCATTTTCTAACTTTTTTAATGCATCTTTATCCATTACAGGGTTTTTAATTCAGCCTCGATTTCTTTAGACAAGGCATACTTAGCTTTTATAGCTTCTAACTTACCACCTGACTTTATATATTCCTTAGCTTTTGAATAAGCTGGATCTGTAGTCGAGGTTAAGGTATTTTTTGTTTTAGCTTTCGGCGCTTTACCGTGGGTGTTAACAGCATCGCTGTCTTGGGTATCATCGATAAGAAATAAATTACCTAACGCGTATTTCTTACCGTAACTAGAAGCAGAACCAAACTGTTGAGGTACTTGCATACCTTTCTGATTTAAGTCTACACCTACTAATGCTGTAGCGGTTATAGCATCTGTACCATTAGACACAGTTGCTGCAGTTTGTAGTATAGGCATAGGATCGCTAGCGATTAGTTCTTCGGTAATCGTTACTGATACTCCTAGCTCTAACAGATAGGGTTTTGTTGCTTCGAGAATGTCTTCGGCTGATCTGAAGTAATATTTGCCGAATGAGTTAAACCTACTTTTTTTCGATTTAAACCTTGTCTGGATCGTTGCCAGTTTTTCGTTTATGGTCATATGGTTCATAAGGTTTTGTTATTATTATAATTACACATTTGTTTTTAGTTTTACATACTTAACTTACACTATGTCAAGCACTTGCGAGTGATCTACGCTGTCTATTAATTTATCTACAGCTTGCTTTTTAATCTCTGAAACTCTCACATAAGAGCTGACACCTTTTATGTTAAGCTTACTAGCTATTTCTTTAGCCGAGTGTTTATCACAATCAAGACCATATGACATACGAAGTACTTCATATTCATTTTTATCAAGGTATTTTTCCATTAAACCTTTCAAGTAAATATTTAAAAGCTGTATATTGTATGGCTCTGATTTATCAGCGATTTGATACATCATATTTTCTTCATCATCATTAGTTACTTGAGCATCTATACTTAGAAATATACTATTGAAAAATATAGAAACCATTTTTTTATCTTTAGGGTTTTTACGTATTTCATTTAGCTTATGTTCTGGTATACGTATATTGCCTCTAGCCATATCTATACGTCTTCTAAGATGCCCTTTTATACGTTTAGATAGAAACGACTTTAAAGTTTTTTCAATGTCTTCTGAGTCAACTAACATTTCCCAGTCTAGTTTGTCAACAGCTTTTATCAATGCTTCGTTACCTATCTGTATAAGATCGTTAATGCTTAACACGCCTGACGCTTGCTGAGTTGTTGAAAACTTTCGCGCTAGATTTTCTACAAGAGGCATAAACTTAATTATCATTTCATCTCTACTATAATAGTCATAGAATTTATCTGGAGGCATTGAAGCTTTTAAATCTTCTTTATATCTTACGTAATTTTGTACGTTATATTTTTTCATAATTCTTGATTTAGTAATTCTTTTTCTTTTTTCAATTGATTACTCATATTACGATGTATAGTTCTAGAAGAACAATTTAATGATGCCGCTATTAAACTTATCGTTATCTTCTTACCCATATCGTGCACATCTAACATACATTCATATATGTCATCTTCGTGTACTTGTTTAGATCTTCCTACCAACTGACCAACTATACTCATTTTTTCTTCTGGGGCCAGTTTACTAAATTCCTTAAATATGATTTTGCGTAATTTATTTTTAGGAGCTTCTTCTAAATCATGCATACTTACTTCATATATCATGTTATTTAGTAAATGTTCTGACACTGTAAAGGTTACAAAACCGTTAGACTTATTACATATGAACCTTGATAAATCATCAAAGTCATCTGGATCAAGTTGCGGGTTTAAATACCATAATACAAGCATGTGCCATTTGAGAGATTTATAGGTTGTTATCTTAGCTTTGCTGCGAAACAACTCATAACACTCGTATGTACCATCTTCGTAGTATTGACCCCACTCAAAAACCTCAGTAGGTTTATCATTTATAGGATTTCTACGATATATAATACGTCTCTTGTTTAAATAATCAAGGTTTCTATTTTGTGACATTAGCCTATTACTTATATACTTTAGGGGCTGTTGTCACAGTCCCTTGTGGTTTCAGTGTACAGAATATTATTCTGTCGTTTAAAAATTCATCTTGAATTTCTTTTTCTCTTAATTTAATAAATAAATCTTTTGTTGAACCCATTAGTATTTTATTAATTTTAATCTTCTATTATATTTTTTCAACAACTTAGCCTTATTTACGGGGCTATAGCCGTTTAAAGTATCTGAAACAATACCGTTGTAAAGCTCATTAATTCTTAGTTCTAGAAACTTTACGTGGTTTATTTTTCTTTGTCTCCGCTTTAATCTTATCATTAATTCCATTATAATTAGTTTTAGTTAAGTGGTCGTATAATTTTCTTCTCATTTTTATTTCTTACGTTATGTTTTTCTTGTTCATAATAATTCCAATAAGCTGAAACGCTATCGCCTTCAACTTTGTATTCGTCGGGCATGCATTGAGGTGGCTCAATTAATGGACCACCTAATGGCATACCAATAGGGCAATCTTTCAATACGTTAAAGCATTTGGTAATACTTAAATGTTTCTTACCATAACGTTTAGTATATTCATTGCCAATAGCTAACATATGCTGAAACAACCAATAGTAATTTCTACTATTTTGTCTAACCCATATTGTTGAAGGGTGGTTGTAATGTGCTTTCTTGTATGGTATATAACTTGTATCGTAACCATAAAGTTCAGCATAGTGGTGATGTGCTGTACAAAGCATTTGAGCTGATTCTAAAATCATCTTTACTTTATGTTTATCATAAAAGTATGTTGCAGCTTTGTATGGGTTTTTATCTAAATAAAATATGTTCATTTGTATAGCTCATCTAATAATCGTTGTACTACTTCTTCTCCTATCGCGTTTTCGTGATATAATTGCCAAATAAGTTTACTCATAGTTTCGTAATGTTTTAAATAGCGGGTGTCTGTAAGAACCTGCTTGTGTTCGTTGAAAATAAGTGAATGTAGCGCGTTGACCAATATAATCATGCACATTGTCTAGTATAGCCTTACGATCAGCAAAGTTATAGCCTTTACCAATAGGACAGCCAAACTCATTGCCATCATCATCTTGCATAAAAAACTTACCAATAAGACCTGTAAACTTACCTTTACCAGCTTCATAGCCGATAATAGTTGCTTCAGTATCTTGAAAGTCTTTAAACTTTTGTAAGTTGTAAGAACGTTTTTGCTCGTAAGGTTTGTTTAGTCTAAGTATCGAACCTTCGTAGCCTTGAGCTAAGTGTACATCATGTAACATTTTAGCTTCATCATAGCTATCAACATTGGTATTTTTAATAAGTGTCATTGAAGCTGCAATTGGTAAGTTATTTCTAAGCCAATTATAGCGTTCTTCGTAATTATACACGAAAAATGGATGTATTTTAACCACGTCGTACACGTGAAATTGTACTAAATGCTGTGCGTCACGCGCGTCCTGATCAGTCGGTTTTTGTTTTCTGACTAATGATATGATTTTTTCAAAATCGTTCTTTAGACGATGATTATACAACTCACCGTCTAGTACAGTGTTTGGGTTTTTTCTAAAAAAGTCTGTTAGATCATACTCAAGATGAGCTAGGTTTTTAAATTGTTTACCTGTACGAGAGTACGCACCGTCTTTAGTGAATATACAACGAACACCGTCAAGCTTAGGTTGTATGAATACTTTCTCGGACCAGTCAACAGCTTTCTTGTTTACTTTGTATGCGAGCATTGGTTTAATCATATAGTTAAATTTATAGTTTATATTTATTTTTTAAGTGTTTAATTTTGTTAGCTACAATAGCTGCTGCTTCGTAGTCTTCTTTGTCTTCGAGTTGTTTAAGTCTTATTTGTAAATCATTTAACTCGTCTAGTATAAGATCTTCTGTAGTTGTAGTTCCAAATTCAAGACCAGGATTTTCGTCCATCATATGTTGTATATCTTTCTTGAACTCTTCGTCATATTCTTTTTGTTTTTTAAATATTTTTTCTACAATAATATCTGCTAGTTTATCTAATTCTTTGTCTGTCATATTAATCTAATAATGCCATATATGCTTCAGGGTTATTTTGCCTGAACCAAGTTATACCTTTTTGAAAATCTTCTATCATTTGTTCGTTAACTCTATTAGGTGCTCGCTCGAATAGCATTTGACAACCCATTATAAAGTCATACATACTAAGCTCTACATTGTTTAATTCGTAAGACTCACCTGAGAAAGGGTTAGTAATTTTTTCACCTTCTCTATACAGTTGGCCGTTAAACCAATTCGGTAGCTTCTGTATATTCTTCATATCCTTCATCTATTAATTCGTTAATAACTTCTTCTTCAAATCTTTCAGCTAAGTAAACAAACATATTTTGAATTGCATACTCTACATAGTCAGCATATATATCATCTACATAAATAACTTCAGGGTAATCTTCGTCACCGCTAGAACCCCACCTGATCCATTCTTCAAGAGCACCACTCAAGTCGCTATCATAGTAGTATACATTTTCGTTTATGTTTACTCGGCTCTGATCATGAGTTGCTACAAATACTGAATAACCATCAGCTGTGCTTTCTTCATAAATATAAAAGTCAGCATCATCTATAAAATCATCAGTTATCTTTACGTAGTAATGATTTACCACAGCTTTTAAAGCCGATTCAAAATCTTCAGATTGTTTTTCACCAAAGCCTTTGGCTTCTAGTCTTTCGTTAATTAGTTCGTTTGTAATTAGTCCTTTACTCATTGTTTTTTTCTATTAATGTGGCAATATACTGCCAGGTTTGTAATTCTTTTTCTGTTGATGACAAGCAAGTTCGCAGCATATCAACACTAACACGCCCATCGCCGCCATGTATAATATCTAGCTTTAACTCGTGGATGTCACGCTTAATTGTTAATAATTTGCTAAATGCTTTGTTATGTGCTCGCTGCTGTATTTCTTTATTCATAGTATTCTCTATTAAATGCATCACCAAGAAATGAAAGCTCACAAGGATACATAATATCATAAGCTGTACCATATCTAATATCAATCCAATAATAAGCTTCAGATAGTTCTTTTACTATATTTTCATATATAGAAGGGTATTCAGTGTTTGATTCTTTAATCATTTGTTTGTACTCTGGTTTGAGTCTTTCGTAAAGTGTTAATCGTGTTTTCATATTATTTTATTATATTATCCGTTAGTGTTCGTAATTTGTTTGTAGTTCTAGTTCTTCGTTGATATGCTCAGCGATCTCATAATAGTTTACTTGACTTAAAAAAGCTCTAGCGTAATCCGCTGCTAAACAATCATTTGCTACTTTCTTGTTCAAAACGCAGTCATATACTATTTCTTTTAAATAATCTGCAGAAACCTGCTCTTCAAACTCGATATCTCCGAGTATTTCTAAATTTACACGCCAAGTAGCGTAGTTAGTCCATCCGTTGTATTTACTCATAATTTATTTGTTTTAGTGGACGTGGCAGGAATCGAACCTGCGTTTTGAAAAATTCCTGAGTTCATAACGATCCCTCACCAGTTCATTTTCAACTAACCATTTTCACGCCCTTATTTACGCCGCCAAGCTCGGTGAACTGAAGCGCTCACCTCTTGACTGACAATTTGTATTGTATTACCTGTTTTGTGCTCGATAATAGGTACATACGAGTATGTTTGAGTTTGACTGTGTTTAACACAAGTTTTATAACCTAATTCTAGTCGTACAGGGTGTACTTTTTCTCCACATTTACAATACATAGTTTGTTATTTTATTTGTTACATATATATTATCCAGAGATAATCGTATTTTGTTTGTAAAGATATTCGATTGCTTTATTCATTACATAACTATGTAGCTTATTAAAATCATCACCATCTACAGGTTGATCTGCTATTTGCCACTCTACAGTGTCATACATTATTTCTTTACAGTGATCTGCAACGCCTTGCGCTATAAGATCTATTTCTTTCATTTTACTCATTGTGCGTAGTTTTTTAGATAAAATTTTAGTATATAGTTTAGTCTTACAATTGGTGAAAACATAAGTGCACGCGCGTAAGTTTCACTACGTGAAGTATATAACTCACCATTGTCTCGCATCCATACGTACTGAGTATTTTGTATGTACATAGGATTTATTTGATAAGCAGTGTAAGCACCATTTTGCTTGCGTACGTAACCTGATTTGAATGAAGCAATACGTAGTCGAGGTAAGTCTTTTAAGTTATATTTCTTATGCTTAAACCACTTAAGTCTTTGCTTAGAATAGCAAGGCACAGGAAACTCAAACTCACGAGTACCATTTTCTGCTTGTTTAGTTGTTGTAACTTCTCTGATTCCATGCTTAGTTAGCATTATTTCTACAAAACTATTCTCAAGTTCTAGTTGTTGTCTTTGATAATTTGTCATGATTTCGCTATTAATTTTAAGTCTTTTAATTCAAATTTAGTATGAGTGTCTCTCCACATTTTGTTGTGGGTGAACTTTCTAGCCTTTGAGAAACTAGATTTCTGCTTATGAATTACATTTCTGTATTCTTTATCAGTGAGTCCACCACACAAACCTTCATGTGAGTGCAAGCGTCTATGCTCCGCTGCACGATCTCTTCTAGCCTTTTTTACATAGAGGCATAGTTCTTTCATATTACTTGGATTGTACATAAGTAAGTCCTTTGTAGTTAAACCATTCTGTAATACCTTCTTGATCTGAGTCTTCATTGTAGATGAAACCAAATGTTTTTGGGAGTTCACCTATTGGGTAGCCTTTGTAGAGTACGCCAGCTAGTAATATTGATGTTTTGGAAAGGAATTTAATTTGTTGCATAGTTATTTATTTAATTGTTACATTTATATTATCCGAAGGATATCGTATTTTATTTGTAAAACGATTGTTGCCACTGTGGTATCTCTGCGTTTAAGCGATCATAGTACTCTTGTTCAAGTATTTTAACTTGAGCTTGTAGTAGTTTATGGTGAGAGAATTTACGCTTAGATCTTTTAATCTTCATAACCAAATAGTGTTTTATCGTCAAGAATCGCTATGTTATACCCGAGTATTTCACCGTCTTCTGTATATATTAAGTAAGATTCTTTTAACTCTCTTGTTTCATTGTCTTGCGCTATCTTACCTATTTGGAAAGTACACAGTCCTATCATTGTAGCGAATACTACGTTTCTACTTATTTTCTTCATAATTACTCTGTTGTAAAGGTTGATGGAAATTGAGACACCATATATTTCGCTAAGCCTAATCCTTCGTTTGCCTGCTCCGCTATGTATTTAGCGATATTATCTTGCATTTCAAATAAGTCATCTTGGCAATATTGGTGACACAAGAAGAATCGGTCGTTCCCCATTAACTCACATAGTCTAGTGATAAATACTACATTTCTACTTGTTTTCTTCATATTTTCTTTTATTATTTTCTATTATTTGTTCTACTTCTTCACGAGTCATCTCGCCTTTCATTTGTTTTAGTATGTAACTTGACATATCTATTTGTTCTCCGTTAGGTAATGTTTGTATGTAAATCATATTAATCTCCTTTATATGTTAATGTATTATAGAATTCACTTGCTGCTTTAGTATTTAGTTTACGCCTTATGTTGTACACCTCGCGGTTATCTACATACTCATCAATTTGATTAATCATATCTTGTTCTAGTTCTGTCGAGAAAGACATAATGTGATATGGTGAGAAGTTAAAGTACTTACAAGTATAGTAGCCATCTTCAAAGGTGTAAGGTATATTTCTGTGTTGCATAGTTATTTATATTAGTTTATTATATTATCCAAAAGAAGTCGTATTTTGTTTGTAGAGGTAAGTTACCACCTTGTACAGCTAGGTGAATAGCCTTTTTCTACATAGTTAGAAAGTTTAAACTTCTTGATAGAGAACACAATAGTGTGAATGAATTTTCTCATAATTAGTTTTGTTTATAGAGTGTATAATTGTTTATTAGTTTAATTTATAGTAGAGGTACTGCACGGAGTGTAGCGACGTGTAATTACATAACTACTTTGTCACGAAGTACTACAGGTACACTTGTAGAAGAAGTATATGACTTATATTTCTTGAAACAGTTCATATTTTCTAGTTTGTCTTTCATAATATCATAGACAAGATCATGATTGTAAGTGAATTGTTTACCATTTTTGAAAGTAACTTCAATGATTTGATTTTTACCGACTAGTGATTGACGAACGACAAAGCGTTTTGATTGTAAATTTTGCATAGTTATTATATTTAAGTTATTATTTATTAGTTATTAGTTACATTATTATTATCCGAATAGTATCGTATTTAGTTTGTAAAATTATATATATAAAATGTAAAATGCTTTGTAATGCGTATGAAAAAAGTCTAAATATATTGATTTTTTATTGAAAAATGCAACCGGGGGCAGTTTAGCATAGTTGTTTTTCCTAGAGAATTGTAAGTTTTTAGGAAAAGTACAGCCCCATAGTCCGTATTATGTGACATCTCTATAAAAACAGTGACATAAGCCTGTTAAGTTATATAGAGTAAGGGGCTATTGTCACACTTTGTAAAATATGAGTGTTTTATGTAAGTATATAAAGTATAAATAGACGATATGAAAAGCATATTAAAAGATATAAAATTTAGAGTTCATAGAGTTGGTCAAGAACTTGGCGATGTTAAGAAGCATTTGAAGTTAGCATGTAAGCAATTAAAAGATATTTGGCCAGCAATTAAAGGACACAAACGTAAAGGTAGAAAATAATGGCAGAAATAAAGAGTTATCCCATAGGTACACCATCGCTTGATGATTATTTGATAGGTACTGAAGGTCCAAGTAGCGAAGCTAATGGGTCAACAAAGAATTATACTATAAGTGACATTAAAGATGTTATTGGTTCAGGTAGCGAAGGTCCACAGGGTCCAATCGGTCCAGCCGGAGCTGCAGGAGCAGATGGTCAAGATGGTGCTCAAGGACCAGCAGGTGCTGACGGTACATCGATAAGAATACTAGGTACTGTAGCTAATTGCGCTGGTCTGCCTTTAGTTGGCAATACAGTTGGCGATGTGTATATTTTAGACGCGGATGACCCTGGTTGTTCTTACGGAGCAGGTCTAGCTGGTGACGGTTACACTTGGACTGCGGGTTTAACTTGGTTAAATGTCGGGCCTTTACGCGGACCACAAGGTATTCAAGGTACAACAGGACCTCAGGGTGCAACAGGACCTCAAGGACCTCAAGGAGCACAAGGTAACACAGGTGCAACTGGTAATGGTATAGATTCTACAACAGGTGGATATTACACAGCTGGTGGAGTTCCAATACCTCCAGGTGATCCTATACCTGCAGATGCTCAATATAAAGTAACATTTGACTATACAGACTTAACTACCTTTATAACTGACGACATAAGAGGCGCTGATGGTGCTACAAACCCTCAGTATGATAAGTGGGTTTTAGAAGATGACGCACTTGTAACAAAGGACGTAGAAGATGATGATAAAGTTAAAATAGCCGGAGTTGCTAACGAAGTAAATACAACAGCGACAAGTATAGTTGGAGGTTATCAATTAGAGATTGGTTTAGATAATACAGCTGTAACCCCTGGCACTTATACATTCCCTTCAGATTTCACAGTAGATTCAAAAGGTAGGTTGACATCAGCTGCTCAAGGACAAATAGCTGATTTCGTTAGAACAAATGAAGACACATACCCAAGCGTAAATGCTGTTCAGCAAATAATCACATTGACACAAGTGGAATACGATGCTATAACTACACCTGATAATTCATACCTTTATATAATAGTAGGATAATGGGTGATTTAAAGTTTCAAGACATAACACCTGCCTCTGGCAAGATAAAATTAGGTTCAACAGATGTAGATGCTATATACAGCGGTTCTACAAAAGTATGGCCTTCAGATGTTAGCTTTGGTGATATATTCTTTGAAGCGACAGGTACAACGGTACAACAAGCGGGTCAGTATACTTTATGGTATGCAACTGACTCTTATACTAGTCCTCCTGGGCCAACAGATCCAACTTGGGATCCTGCAGTTGCGCCTTATTACCCAACAACAGCTACTTTCCCTGATTTATCAGAGTGGACGCAGATAGATGGTGTTAGAAGTTTTGGCTCTTGTCCAGATTTCAACCCGTTTGATATAGCTGTACCTTTAGAATTAAATACATCGTATTTCTTTCAAGTAAGAAGTTTAGATGGAAGTTTGCTTTATAAGTTTAATCCTGAGATTTATAACTCACCAGCACCTCCAGTTACAGCATGTTCAACGTTTCCAACGGCAGTATATACATATAGACTAAATACTGCAGATATATCAAACACTAGATATATAACTGGAGCTATAACAAGTGATGATACAGTTCCAGGGCCAGGCGATCCTAAAGTTCAAATACAGGCTTCAATAGACCCTAGCAGAGATGTTGATGCTAATGGATATGATTTATTTGTGTTCCAAAGCACAGATCCTAATGATACTCCGACGTTTACAATTTCATCTGCTAGCGCTAATCTTTTAGCTTGCCCTAATATAGTTAACTTCCCATCAGTCACGGTAACTACAACACCTGGTAATAATTCTACTATATACTGGAGATATCAAATAAAAGATTCATCTAGCGATATAATACCAATAGCTATAAAATCAAACGTATGTAGTAACTTAGATTCATATGCTGAGTATAAAACTATTACAGTATCTACTCCTCTTGAAAATAACAACACATTAGTTTCTAATGTTATCTTACAGCCAGAAGTAGCAGTACCTACAGTAGAGTTTTGCGAAAGAGAATGGACGGCGGTAAATGCTGACACAAGCATAGACGACGTTGGAAATACAATACCACTAGCAAGTAACACATCAGAGTGGAATAACTACTGCGATCAAGGTTTACCTTGTCGAGCTTATAAAAATTTTGATATAAGTAATCAAAGTTTAGGCGCGCTATACAATGTGTTTGCTAGAGATGCAATTGCTGTACCAAGTGACGGTGGTAATACTTGGAGAATACCAAATAATTCAACACCAGACTTTGATTTTGAAAAAATACGCACACAAAAGGCTAGCGTATCTGGTTGTGAATTTTCTGATAAAACAAACTCTACCGCGGCTAAACCAGGCGCTTGGAATCCTACGCCTTCTTCTACGACGTATTGGGGTGCAAGTGGTTTAGATATCCAAGGTTATGGAATATTTAACGGGGCTAATGGCGGAAGTTTTCAATTTGAAGGTCAAGCAGAATATATCTGGCTACAAAACGCTAGAAATATAGGTGTATTTCAACTAAGTAATAATATATCAGTTTATCCAGGCTCCGCTAGCTTTGATGATAGAACAGGTTGTTTTATAAGATTTGTTAGAGATTTGTAAATATAAATATTAAAATAAAAAAATGGCAACAATATACACATACCCACAAAAAACTACCCTGTCATCTGACGACTTAATATTGTTGTCAGACTCTGCTTCAACACCAACCACTAATATAACAAAAAGCGCTACATTAGGTAGTTTAGCTTCTTTTATTGGTGAAGTTGGTGGAGTTAGTGGCTCAGGCACGTTAAATACTATACCTCTTTGGACGCCAGATGGTAACACGCTTGGAGACTCAATAATGACACAGCAAACAGCTGCTGGTGAATTTAACTCTGACTATATACAAATAGGTGGAACTGGTGGTATAGCCACTGAGAACTTAAAAGTTGATGGCTGGATATTAGACAGCTTTGGTAGCAAAGGTACAGATGGTCAAGTGCTAGCTTCGACAGGAGCAGCTACAGAATGGGTTGATAGAAGTACATACACTACAATTATTGGTAATGGAGATGCCTCCGAGTTCACTAATCAATTACTTTTAGAGACAGACCCACCTTTAAGAATTAAATTTGGGCCTGGTATAGTAACAACTGATGTAACTATAGCTAGTGATGGATTAATAACATTTAATACAGCTGGTACATATTTTTTAAATCTAACCGCTTCTTTAGGTAAACCTAATAATCAAGGTGATGCTGTTTTAAATTCTAGATTTTATAATGTAACAGATGCTGAGCAATTTGGACCTACTCAAGAGTTTGCAGCTAAGTTCGCAGATGAAAACCCAATAGAAAGAAGCATAATAGTTCCAGTAGATACAGATGGTTGGCAGTTAGAGTATCAATTAGGTGTTAATAGTAATAGTAACTACAACAATGGTGCTGGATTATTATCGGCTAATGGTGAACCAACTGGTTGGACACAAACAGCATCAGCGTCAATAGTAATACTTAAACTTACTACATAATAGTAAAAATCACTAAAATCAAGTGATAATAAAACCAACAATAAATAAGTAATTAAAAAAAGAAAATGTACGGATATATAAGAGAGCACGACGGAAATATGGTGCCAATTAAATTAAGCAACATATCAAACGTTAGAGTTATAGGTGATGGAGTTTATATAACTTGGGGTGTTCCATTTAATACTGGATCACAACCAAATTTTGGTCACGGTCAAGTTGTTATTCAATTTGAACCTAACACATTTGATGTTCTAGATGTTTTCTGTGATTGGATAAACGCTGTTGGTGGGTCTAGCTCTAGTGTTGTAATTTTAAACGATTTTTTTCCACAATTAAAAGTTACCGGAGTATTAAAAACATCGGCTAGCAACATATCAACACAAATTAGATTAGAACCAGCTGGTAATTTAGAGTCAGCTTGTGGTATTTCTTATAGTTCTATGACTATAAATGCGTATACAATAAGTAATGTTAGCTCAAACCTAGCACCACCAAGTGGGACTGTTATATTAAAGAACACAGGTACTTTCTTTGAAGCTATAGAGGATGGTACTTACGCGCTTTGCAATAGATATTATAATTGGCCAGATGGATATGTTGAAGATTTTTATTTTGTAAATATAAAAGGAGGTAAAATATTTGGAGCTCCAGAACCATGTCCTTTAACTATGAGTTATATTTTCCACGTACCTCAAGACGGTGTTGGTCAAATAACTGATCCGGCTTTTACTTTTGGATTACCAGGTACCTTCGCTCATAGATGGATTAATCAAGATCCAAACGCTACAGCACCAAACTCATATAATGGGTTAAATTGTACAGCGGCTGCTACCCCAGATGCTAATAATAAAATGTGGCCAACATTTAATCTTGGAGGTGAAATACCAACTATAGGTATAGTAACACCTTCACCTACAACAGCTACAGGTGGTCAAATATATTATTCTTTTGATTATGATCCAACAGACCCTTCTTCTGCAACGTGGGTTGAAGGTCACCCTAGATGGTCTAACGCTCCCTTTGGAGAAGTACCAAATAGCTCAACATATGGCAATATTGTAAACACGCTTTCTCAAACGCATATATACGTGGACGTTGGTGCTGGAAATAATTTAGATGGATATCAAAAACTTTGGCTATTAGGTTATAACACAAATGGAGTTATAGACGGTGTTTCAGGCTGTTCTTAATATAATTTAAAAAAAACAAAAATGAAGTATATAAAAATAATGTCTTCTAATGATTTAGAATCAGCCACATCTGTAGGGTTAATTGATGCTGAAAAAATAACAGCAATAAACACTCGCCCATCAAACTCACCTTGCTTTAATCAAGGTGTTGTAGTAGAGTATGATAACGGGCAAGATGTAGGTAATTTAGTATCTATAAATGTAGATGAAAACTTATACCCGTGTGATGGATCTGAAACAGATTCAAAAGGAATTTTAGCTTTTACAAGTGCATTGCAAAACGCTCATATGGTAGGCCAAACTTCTAAGCATATTGTTGTAGATTTTTATCCACCAGTAGGTATAGTTGTAACTAATATAGTTCTTACGTAAAAAAATAAAAACCAATAGTAATTTAAAAACCAAAACCAATGACACTATTTTATCAGACTAATTCGTGGTCTAGTCAACCACAACCCAATGCAAACCGTTTTAAACTGTGGAACCATATAGCTGACAAGGCTAATTGGCGTATAGTTCAATTACCAAACGGATATTACCAAACAGAATATCAAGACCTAGAAAATGAGGACAATTGGATCGACGTCACTAGACGTGAAACAGTTGAAGCCGCAGAAACAGCTATTGATAAGACTGTTGAACACTACCAAAAGAAAGTTGAATTTATAAACGGACCTAAGGTGATTAAAACCTTTAAATGAAAAAATTAAGACCTAGTGTTGCTATGACTTTAGGTGTTATAGGAATCTTAATAACCATACTTGCTTATAGTTTAGCAATATTAGGAATTATAAGTATTTTTAAATAAAATCAAATTAAATTAAATTATGTCAGACGCAATAGTCAAAAACCTTAACTTCGGCGAAGACGCTAGAGTTAATGTATTTAAAGGAATAGAAAAGCTCACAAACGCTGTTAGCTCTACGCTTGGCGCTAGCGGTAAATGTGTGATGCTAGAGGATCATACTGGTAGACCTATTATTACTAAAGACGGTGTAACAGTTGCTGATTCAATAATACTAAGAGACCCAGTAGAAAATATGGGTGCTACACTGTTAAAGCAAGCGGCTAGGAAAACAGTGGCAGAAGCTGGAGACGGTACAACCACAGCTACAGTATTAGCACATGCTATTTTAAAAGAAGCTTATAAAGTTTCTGATAAAACAAACTCAAGAGAACTTAAAGACGGTATTAATTCAGCTGTTGACAAAGTTGTAAAATATATTAAATCAATATCTGTCGACGTAAAAGACGACATGATTGATCAGATAGCTACTATATCCACTAATAACGACCCTGTTTTAGGTAAGTTAATAGCGGATGCTTTTAGAGCAGTAGACAATACAGGTGTTGTTATGATGGAGGCTTCTGATTCTGGTGAAACAGAAATTGAAGTAGTTGAAGGCGTTCAATATGACAAGGGTCTAAAGAACTCTCACTTTATAACAAACCAACAAAATAAATCGGCGGAACTTGAAAGGCCATTAGTGCTTTTACTAGAGTCTCCGGTTGATACAATAAGACAGATTCAGTCTGTGCTAGAGTACGTAATAAAAAACAATAAACCTTTACTTATTATAGGTGATTTAGAACAAGGTGTTTTATCCGCTCTAGCTATGAATAAATCAAAAGGTAACATTAGAGTAAATGTTATCGACGCGCCTACTTACGGTGTTAGCAAAAAGCAAATGCTTGATGATTTAGCTTTACTTACAGGAGCTACAGTTATAAACGAAGATCTTGGAGATGATATGGATCTTATAAGTGTAGACCATTTAGGATCTTGTATAAAGAGTGTAACTACACATAGCGAAACTATTATACAGGTTGAAGAGCAAAGTGAAGAAGTCTCAGATATTATATACTGCATACGCGGTGATATAGATAAGGAAAAAAATCCTAATAAAATAATAAAGCTCGAGAAAAGATTGGCAATGCTTGCCGCTAAAATAGCGATTGTTAAAGTTGGAGCTAACTCTGACATCGAGCTTAAAGAAAAAACAGACAGGGTCGAAGACGCTATCTGCGCTACAAAAGCTGCTATAAAAGAAGGGATTGTTCCTGGAGGTGGTATAGCGCTGTTAAACGCATCATCGCGTACAAAACCAAGATCTATAGGTGAAGAGGTTCTACTAGAAGCTATTAGAGCGCCTTTCTACACCATTTTAGAGAATGCTGGTATAACAGACGTTGAACTACCTAAAGTAAAAGGTAAAGGTCTAAATGTGGTTACAGGAAATATGGTAAATATGATTAAGTCAGGTATTATAGATCCTTCACTAGTTACAAGGTGCGCTCTTCAAAATGCAGCTTCAGTAGCGACAACGATATTATCTACAGATTGTGTAATTAATAACTTGAGAGTTGAAAATGAAAGCAATAGGTAGAAACATTATAATAAATAAAATAAAAGAAGGGACCACTAAAACAAAAGGTGGTCTCTTACTTGCAGAAAACCAAAGAGAGGATATTAGATACGTTGAAGCTACTATATTCTCTGTAGGTGAAGAAGTCAGTGGGTTAAATCAAAATGATACAATATTCTACGATAGACACGCTGGTCACAAAATAGAAATAAACAAAGAAACATATAGAGTCATAAAAGCTAGTGACGTTGTTGTTGTTTTATGAGAAGCTTAGATGCTAATGATATAAAAGAGCTTAATCTTTTAAAGCATTACAGAATTATAAGGAAATGGGCTTGTAGAAACAACGAACTTAACGATGCTGATTTAGAGTTATTAATTTATCTAGACTGTATAGAGTTTTTTACAAAGCAAGATTTTAAAGATGGTAGCTATTCTTATAGTTGGGATAACCGAAGATGGAATAGACTTTTAAAACAAGGTTGGATAGTAGTTTGGCGAGAGCGTAATAGAACTACACAAAAGTACCATATATATAAAACATCTTTCAAGTGTAAACATCTAATAAAACAAATGTATAGAATTATGCTAGGTGAAGAGGATTTACCAATAAGTCACCATAGAAATAGTATAATGAAAGGTAAAACCTATACAGATAAAGTTTTATCTAAATCAATACTAAACGTTAACAAAGATAAAAATAGATAATTATGGCGTATAATGAATCACCAGCAAAACAAGTGCAAGGGATTATTGATCCACTTACTGGTCTACCTGTAGCACCAGCTATAGCTTCTAATACATTGGGAGCTGCTAAACCTGTATTTGACTCTGGAGCACAAAGAGCAGCAGCTGGAATTTACGGTCAAGAGCAAGTGCCAGGTACTTTTGGTAGAGCTATTGATCCTTTAACTGGAGCTCCTTTAATGAAGAAATGTAAATATAAAAAATAAGTTACAATGAAGAATATTAAAAATTTAAAAGCTGAACTAGCTGGTCAAATTGGTGAAAATGCAGTTTGGGACGGGCCGTTAAGCAAAGAAGGTTTTCCAATGGGTGTAGGCTCAAGCTCAGGTATTACAGGACTAGAAGTTTCTAAGTACCCTTGCAAATCTGCTCCTGGAGTTCCAATTACTCAAAAAGCTAAAGTATATAAATAATGGGTGCTTATACATCAGGAGCTGATGTTGCTCCATATATATCCAATAGAGCTGATTTTCAAAGACTGCAAGATACTATAGCTAAAACTACACTTAAGTTTATGCAGCCTAAAGATAATAGTAATGATAAAATAAATTCTACAATAACTAGCTTTAAAGATAAACCTAGTTTTGGTCTTAACTACGAAATTCCCACGAAAATAAAATTATAATGGAAAAAGGACACTTCGGACAATACACAGGAAATGCTAGATGCTGCGCGGATCACGCTCACACTAAGGTTACAAAAGCAAATTACGATTCATCTGTTAAAGATGATGCTGCTCATATCAGCTATTTAAAACAAGATATCATTTATGATTCTAAACACGGCGGTAGTGACAAGCAGATGACAGATGATGAGAAGCATATCTCTAAACTAGCTGGAAACATCAAGTATGATAAAAAACATTATGGTTAACCAGCTAAATCAAATTGCTATAAATAATGAAATCAACAGGACTAGGCGATTCAATAGAAAAAGTAACTAAAGCTACAGGCATAAAAAAAATAGTAGATACAGTTTCTAAAGCTACTAATACGCCTTGCGGTTGCGGTAAAAGAAAAGATAAACTAAATAAATTATTCCCTTATGGAAAGTAAAAAACAAGAAAAGTACAATTTGCTGCACGATAATCCTGTAGCTAAACACGGGTCTTGGATGTCTAAACATGTAAGTAGCCCTATCAACTATGGTTCACCAATGAAAAAAGATGGTGATCCAGTTCCTTCTGTATTTAAACCAGGTAAAAATTACGCAGGATTAACTATAGCTGGAGATATTGCCGAAGTTGGCAATAAAAAGAAATATGCTACTATATTTAAAAAAGCTTTAGAATTAAATAAAGAAAAACCAGAAGTGGTTAAAGCTATCAAAAGAGATATAGACATATATAAATCAGAATTAAAAGGATAAATAAATAATAATTAACAATTAAAAAAAAATGGCATATCTTAAATTTACAAACGTAGCTTCTAGTTTTCAAGGAGGTACACCATTAGTGTTAAACGGTGAAAACCTTATATCACTATACGCTAACAATACTGATAGCGGATGTTTCGTAGTTAACTTGAATAGCGAAGCAGATCAAGCGGCTGGAACATTTACAAATGTTGGTCAAATTATTTTAACTGGTGGAACTGGTTACGCTGACTTTGCTAAAGAAGTAAACGCAGCTATAACTGCCGCTCCTGGCGGACCTGTTATTGAAATAAATACAACAACTGAAATATCAACTTTTTCTTACCTTTAAAAAACTAAAAATGAAACTATTAAAACTTACACACGTATCACCAGGGTATAAAAGCGGGGCTCCGTTTGTTGTCAATTTAGACAATATTACAAACTTTGTAACTGCTAATAACTTTGGAATTAGAATATACGCAACCACGTCTTCTAAAAGTGGTCTTGGTGATGATATAAACACTGGATTTATAAGCGTAGACAGCGGTTCTGCAACTAATGAAGATGTTGAGCAATTATTAGCTGAAATACAAGACGCTATAACTGCAGCTCCTGGAGCTAGAGTTATAACACTTCAAACTACATTGCAACTTACAGGTTGGAATTTTAGCGCATAAATAAATAAAAATAATATAGCAAGGGGACGTAAAGTCCTCTTGTTATAATTTATAATAAATATATGGCTTTTAAACTAAATAATCCTCCATACTCAAGTACTGATACTCCTATATACCACGTTAGTATGGAAGCAGGTGTTATGGGTAAAGCCAATAATAATGGAACTATAATCATAAACAAAGATTTAGATCCATCACAAATAGACAGCGTTGTTGCTCACGAAAAAATACATATTGAGCAAATGAAACGTGGAGACCTTGATTATGACGATAAATATGTTTATTGGAAAGGTAAAAGATATTCACGCTCCGATATGGAGGAAGGCGCTAAAAACCTACCTTGGGAAGCTGAGGCTTATAGAAGATCATGAAAAAATTTTGGCAATGGCTAACAGGTTCAGTCATAAAAGAAGTTGGCGAAGTTTTAGATAATCTTACAACTACTAAAGAAGAAAAGTTAGAAGCACAGCGTCTTATTACAGAAATTCTTGAAAAAGCTGACAAAGAAGCTCAAGAGCAAGTTACAGCTAGATGGGAGTCAGATATGAAATCTGATTCTTTTCTATCTAAAAATATACGACCAATGGTACTTATATACTTAACAGTTATATTTACTGTATGTGCGTTTTTTGATGGAAACATCGGAGAGTTTAAAATAGCAGAAGAGTATATTCCAATATTCCAAACTCTTCTTGTAACAGTATACGGTGCGTACTTTGTGGGTCGTACTTGGGAAAAAGCAAAATCAATAACAAATAAAAATAAATAAACAATGGGACAATTCGGTAATCAACCTGATTTCGCAACTACTAATATCCAAGAGATAACTGCTGACGATACTATAAGTAAAGACTATTTTTTAAATGGTTCAGTTATATACATTGGTGACAATACTTCATTTGGCAATGAAATGACAGTTATACCCGCGGGCGTTATAGGTCCAGGTGGCGGTTTACCTACTGCTGCTCAAGCTGTAACTTTTAAAGGATTACAAACTGGTGGATTTTTACCTGTAACAGTAGACTACGTTTTAGCAACAGGTACAACAGTAATAGAACTTATAGCAGCAAAATAATATGGCAATAGGAATAGGAATAGGTATTGGAATAGGAAAGCAAAGGTAGATTCACTAAAACGAATGTAACTATATAGCTATAAAACAATTAAATTAAATTAAATAAAATGGCGAAAATTAAAAAAGAACAATTAGAAAAGATTGTTGGACAAAACGAACAATTACAAGATATTGTAAGTAGAATAGGTGTATTAGAAACACAAAAACACGCTTTACTACACGAAGTATCTCAAGTTAATAAAGTATTAGAAGAATACAAATCAGAGCTAGAAAGTGAATATGGTAAAATATCTATAGATTTAGCCACTGGAGAATACGAAACTATTGAAGAAGACGCTGAACTTAAAAAAGCATAATATGTCTTCGATTATAAGAAAAATAAGTATTGGAGCAGATTACAAAAATGATGCGATGCATTATTCTGTAGGTCAACAAGTTTATGGTGGTCATGAAATATCACATATTCTTTTTAATGAATCTGATAACTCCTATAATATACACATAAAGAAAAATAACGAGGTAATGCCATGGAAGAAATTTAATTCTAACATGGCAATATCTGTTGAATATGATCTTCAATACTGATGAGAAGTTTATACGACTTTATCGTTGAACCGATAGGAGATGAATATAGCAACACTGTTAAAGTTGGTAATAAAAATTTAGTAGTAAACACTAAAATAGAAAGCTTTAAGTTTGTAAACAGATTAGCTAAAGTAATTGAAACACCTTTAGCTTTTAATTTAGATATTGAAAAAGGTGATACTATAGTTTTACATCAAAACGTATTTAGAACGTTTTATGATATGCGAGGTAACAAAAAGAAGAGTAGGTCTTGGTTTAAAGACAGCTTATACTTTTGTAGCATAGATCAAGTATATTTATATAAAAATAAAAATGGTTGGCATACTGTCGGTGACAGGTGCTTTATAAAACCAATAAAGAGTAATGACACTCTAACGCTAGATAAAGAGCGCGAGCTTGTTGGTATATTAAGATATGGCAATAAGTCCTTAGAAGCTCTTAAAATAAACCCAGGAGATTTAGTTGGTTACACGCCTGACGGTGAATGGGAGTTTTTAGTTGAAGGTGAAAGAATTTACTGTATGAAATCAAATGATATTGTAATTAAATATGAATACCAAGGAGACGAAGAAGAATATAATCCAAGCTGGGCGCAGAGCAGTTGAAGAATTAATAAAAGTTGCTAAAGAACCTATTGTTGATTCTGATGATGATATTTCTGCTGACAGACTTAAAAATGCGGCTGCTACTAAAAAACTAGCTATATTCGATGCTTTTGAAATATTAACTCGTATAGAACACGAAGAAGATTTATTAACTGAAAAACCTAAAGAAGTAAAAGAAGAAAGAACTTTTAAAGGTTTTGCTGAAGGAAGATCTAAGTAATGTACGAACAAACCTTATATAAAGTATTAAAAGACCACATCAAGCCTAAAGTTTTAAAAAGAAACAACAGGTATAAAAAATGGAAATACGGTTATAATCAAGAACACGATATGGTTATAATAAGTAAAACCGGAGAGATTGATGAGATATATGAAATACAAAACCTAAAAATAGCTTTACCAAAAGCTAAAGATGTACACACATTTAAAACCAACAAATGGGAATATACCGAATACCCTAAAGAATTAAAAAAAATAAAGTCTGTATTTGATTGGGAAGAATATCCTATAGACTTTAAGGAAAAATGGTATGATTACATTGATAACGAATTTATTAAACGAGAAAACGGCTTTTGGTTCTATAATAAGAGCGTGGCTACTTACGTCACTGGTGCTCATTTTATGTACTTGCAGTGGAGTAAAATTGACGTTGGGCAACCAGACTTCAGGGAGTCAAACAGATTATTCTTTATATTCTGGGAAGCTTGTAAAGCAGACCACAGAAGCTACGGAATGTGCTATCTTAAAAACAGACGTTCTGGATTTTCATTCATGGCAAGTGGCGAGACAGTCAACCAAGCAACAATATCAACAGATTCTAGATTCGGTATATTGTCAAAATCAGGGCCAGACGCTAAAAAGATGTTTACCGATAAAGTCGTACCAATTTCAGTTAACTACCCATTTTTCTTTAAACCGATCCAAGACGGTATGGATCGACCGAAAACGGAACTCGCATATAGAGTACCTGCATCGAAGTTTACAAGAAGAAAACTTGATACAAACGAAAAATTACAAGATATATCTGGACTCGATACTACCATTGACTGGAAGAACACGGGTGACAACTCTTATGATGGTGAAAAATTAAAACTACTAGTACACGATGAAAGTGGAAAGTGGGAAAAACCAACTAATATATTAAACAACTGGAGGGTCACAAAAACTTGTCTTAGACTAGGTTCTAGGGTTATAGGTAAGTGTATGATGGGCTCAACGTCTAACGCTTTAGACAAAGGAGGTAGTAATTTTAAAAAGCTATATAATGATTCAGACGTTACGCAGAGAAATGCTAATGGACAAACTCGCTCAGGATTATATTCTTTGTTTATACCTATGGAGTGGAACTACGAAGGCTACATTGATTCTTACGGATTACCTGTATTCAATACGCCAGAAAAACCTATAGAAGGTCCTTTAGGTGATTATATAGATCAAGGCGTTATAGAATATTGGGAAAATGAAGTAGAAGGTTTAAAACACGATCAAGACGGTTTAAATGAATTTTACAGACAATTTCCAAGAACTGAAAAGCACGCTTTTAGAGATGAATCAAAAGAATCTTTATTTAATCTAACTAAGATATACGAGCAGATAGATTTTAATGAAGATCTTAAAAACTCTATAAATGTAACAAAAGGTAGCTTTAGTTGGGAAAATGGAATAAAAGACACTAAAGTTATTTTTAACCCTAATAAAGATGGTAGATTTTTAGTAACGTGGGTTCCACCTACAAATCTACAAAACCGTGTGATAATAAAAGGTGGAGTAAAACATCCGGGTAATGAACACGTTGGCGCTTTTGGTTGTGATAGCTATGATATATCAGGAACTGTAGATAAAAGAGGTTCTAATGGTGCATTGCACGGGCTTACAATGTTTTCAATGGAAGATGCGCCACCAAACCATTTCTTTTTAGAATATATAGCAAGACCTCAAACAGCCGAAATATTTTTTGAAGATGTTTTAATGGCTTGCGTTTTTTACGGTATGCCAATATTAGCTGAAAATAATAAGCCTAGATTATTATACCATTTTAAAAGAAGAGGTTATAGAGGTTTTTCAATTAATAGACCTGATAGAAAATATAACAAATTATCTGTAACGGAAAAAGAGTTAGGTGGAATACCAAACTCTAGCGAAGACATAAAACAAGCTCACGCTGCAGCTATAGAGTCTTATATTGAAAGCTTTATAGGGTTAACTAATAACGGTTATGGTGATATGTACTTTCAAAGAACACTGGAAGACTGGGCTAAATTTAATATAAACAATAGAACAAAGCACGATGCCTCTATTAGTTCGGGCTTAGCATTAATGGCTTGTAATAAACATAGATACGCACCAAGCGCACCTAGAAAATTAAAGCCAGTAGATTTAGGTATAAAAAGATACGACAATAAAGGAATTACATCGAAAATAATAAGTTAAATGAATATATATACTAACACTAATAGCTCATTTCCTAGTCAAGTAGTAAGTGATGAAAAAAAATCTAGTATAGAGTATGGTCGGCAAGTTGCTCAGGCTATTGAAGGCGAATGGTTTGACCAGGGTAGATCTAACGGTAATAGATATTTAACTAATTGGAATAACTTTCACCAATTAAGACTTTACGCTAGAGGAGAGCAAAGTATACAAAAATATAAAGATGAATTATCTATAAACGGTGATTTGTCTTATTTAAACTTAGACTGGACTCCAGTGCCTATATTGTCTAAATTTGTAGATATAGTTGTAAACGGTATATCTCAAAAAACTTACGATATAAAAGCTTATGCTCAAGATCCTGAGTCTGTAAAGAAAAGAACTGATTACGCTTCTAAGCTTTATGAAGACATGTTAGCTAGAGATTATCTGGATAACTTGCAAGCGACATTGGGTATAAACGCTTATCAGTCACCAAACCCTGATATTGTTCCAGAAAGCAAAGAAGATCTAGAGCTTCAAATGCAGTTAAGCTACAAGCAATCAATTGAAATAGCAGAAGAAGAAGCTATATCTAGTATTTTAGCTCAAAATAAATATGATCTAACCAGACGAAGACTTAATATGGATTTAACCGTATTAGGTATTGCTGCTACAAAAACTGGATTTAATACAGCTGAAGGAATAACTGTAGATTACGTAGATCCTGCTTATATGGTTTATTCATATACAGAAGATCCAAACTTTGATGATATATACTATGTTGGTGAAGTAAAAGCTATTACAATACCAGAGCTTAAAAAAGAGTTTCCTGATATATCAGAAGATGAATTAAAAAGAATACAGTCTATGCCTGGAAACAGGTCATATGTAACTGGTTGGGGTAACTACGATGAGAATACTGTTCAAGTTATGTACTTTGATTATAAGACGTACCATAACCAAGTATTCAAAATAAAGCAAACAGATCAAGGCTTGTTAAAAGCAATTGAAAAACCAGATACCTTTAATCCACCAGAAAATGATAACTTTGAAAGAGTTTCAAGATCTATAGAGGTTTTATACAGTGGAGCAAAAGTATTAGGTACTGAAACAATGCTTAAGTGGGAGTTGGCAGAAAATATGTCAAGACCAATGGCTGATACTACTAAGGTGGAAATGAATTATGCTATTTGTGCTCCTAGATTATATAAAGGTAGAATAGAGTCTGTAGTTAGTAAATGTGTCGGCTTTGCTGATATGATACAAATAACACACTTGAAATTACAACAAGTGTTATCTCGTATGGTGCCAGACGGTGTATACTTAGATATGGACGGTTTAGCAGAAGTTGATTTAGGTAATGGCACAAGCTATAACCCTGCTGAAGCTTTAAATATGTATTTCCAAACAGGTTCTATTGTTGGTAGATCATTAACTCAAGACGGTGATATGAACGCCGGAAAAGTACCTATTCAAGAGCTAAGTAGTTCTAATGGTTATGGTAAAATACAGAGTTTAATACAAACTTACCAATACTACTTACAAATGATCCGTGATGTTACGGGATTAAATGAAGCTAGAGATGGAAGTACTGTAGACAAAAACTCTTTAGTAGGTTTACAGAAAATGGCCGCTAACGCATCTAATGTTGCTACTAGACATATTGTTCAGTCTAGCTTATTCTTAACGCTTAAAATAGCTGAGAATATAGCTCTTAAAATAGCTGATGCTTTAGAGTTTCCATTAACAAGAAGCTCTTTGCAAAACTCTATATCTACTTATAACATTAAAACACTAGATGAGATAATAAATCTTAATCTGCATGATTTTGGTATTTTCTTAGAACTAGAACCAGATGAAGAAGAAAAAGCTCAATTAGAGCAAAATATACAAGTTGCTATACAACAAGGAGGTATTGATCTTGAAGACGCTATTGACTTAAGACAGATTAAAAATCTTAAGCTTGCTAACCAAATGCTTAAAATTAAGCGTAAGCAAAAGCAAAAACAAGATATGCTTATTCAGCAGTCAAATATACAAGCTCAAGCTGATGCTCAAGCTTCTACTGCCGAAAAAACAGCTATGGCGGAAGTTCAAAAGCAAGAAGCTATTAGCGGTTCTAAAGTTCAATTTGAGCAAGCTAAATCTCAAATGGAGATACAGCGTATGCAAACCGAAGCTCAACTTGATATGCGGAAAATGCAACAAAAGTTTGAGTACGATATGAAACTTAAGCAACTAGAAGTTCAAGCTACTCAACAAAAAGAAGCAGCTATAGAAGATCGTAAAGATAAAAGAACTAAAATACAAGCAACTCAACAGAGTGAAATGATAAGCCAAAGAAAAAACGATGGCTTGCCGATAGATTTTGAAAACCAACCTGAACAAGGATTGGGTGCGTTTATGTAAAACGCTATTAACAATTATTTAATTATATTATATTATGTCAGAAGTAAAACAAGAAGGTGACTTCAAGATGAAGGCTAAGCCTAAAAAACCTAAAAATCTAGGTAAAAAAAACGAAATCACAAAGGTTGAATTAAAAGAACCCGTGAAAAAAGTTGAAGAGGAGGTTACAAAAGTTGTAATACCTAAAGAAGAAGTAAAAAAAGAAGATAATGCCGTTCAAGCACAAAAGACAGATGATAGCAATGTTGTTGTCGAAGAGCCCAAAGACAGTGGCGACAGCAAAAAAGTGGTTGAAGAAGTACGGGCCACCGAAGAAAAGTTAGAAGACTTTAGTCCACTAAAAGAAGTTTCAGCTGAAGAAGTTAAAAAAACAGAGGCTGAAGTTAAAGAAGCTATTAGAGATGAAAAAGTGTTAGGTAGACAATTGCCTGAAAACATCGAAAAACTAGTTTCATTTATGGAAGAAACAGGTGGGACAATAGAGGATTATACCCGCTTAAACGCGGACTACTCTAATGTAGATGATAAAACTTTATTAAAAGAATATTACAAAAAAAATAAACCTTACTTAGATAATTCAGATGTTGAGTTATTATTAGAAGATTTTGACTACGACGAAGATCTAGACGAGGATAAAGATATACGTAAGAAAAAACTTGCGTTTAAAGAAGAAGTTGCAAAAGCTAAAAGCTTTTTAGAAGAGACTAAGAGTAAATATTACGACGAGATCAAGTTGAGACCGGGCGTTACTCAGGATCAACAAAAAGCAATGGACTTTTTCAACCGATATAATAAGCAGCAGGAAGTAGCTGAGCAACAACACGCACAATTTAAAGAAAGTACTAAAAAACTTTTCAGCGATAGTTTCGAAGGTTTCGATATCAAGGTCGGTGACAAGAATTATAAGTATAATATTCAAAATCGTGATAAAGTTGCAGAAAACCAATCAAACATTAACAACCTTGTAGGGAAGTTCCTTGACAAAAACGGTAACGTTAGTGACACGAAAGGTTATCACAAAGCTATGTATGCCGCTGAAAACGTAGATAAAATAGCAGCTCATTTTTATGAGCAAGGAAAAGCAGACGCTGTTAAAGAAGTTGTAAACAAATCTAAAAACTTAAGTGATACCAAAGCTAGGTCCACACAAGGTGATGTGTTTGTTAACGGATTTAAAGTTAAGTCTATTTCTGGTGCTGATTCTACAAAATTAAAAATAAAAACAAGAAAATTTTAACTTAAAAAATTTAAAACATGGCTTTAACACCAGCATTCGGTACAATTAAACCGAGTCAAAAACAACAATTATTGAGTGATAACTATTTATCATTTAATGGAGGAGCTAACCCTGGCGACTCTGA